GATGATCTGAAACAAAAAGTTGAACTCGATACTTCAGGACCAGCAATGGATGTTGATGTTCCTGAAACTGCAGAGGAAAACTTAATAGAAGAGAAAGAAGCTCCTGTTGAAGAACCAACGGTAAGACCCGTTGTACAAGAGACAGAAGCAAAAACAGAAAGTGTAGTTGAAGAAAAGAAAGACGATAAAGAATTAGAACAATACAGTGATAGCGTTCAAAAAAGAATTGCTAAGTTAACAAAAAAATGGAGAGAAGCAGAGCGTCAAAAAGATGAAGCTCTAACTTATGCTCAAAGTGTTTTAAGAAAACAAAAAGATGCTGAGAGTAAACTATCCAAACTGCAACCAGATTTTGTTGCTGTCACAGAAGAAAGTATCACATCAGGCGTAGCAGCTGCGCAAGCTAAACTTGCAGCCGCTAGAGAAGCAAATGATCTAACAGCTGAAGCAGAAGCTTTAGCCGCTATATCTGAGTTAGGATACAAAAAAGCTAAATTGGCTGAAACTAAAATAGCCCAGGCAGCTTTTGAAAAACAACAATCGGAGAAAAGACCTGAAGTTAATTTAAATAGACAAACAGCAGCTAGAGGAACGCCAGATCCAAAAGCCGAAGCATGGAGTGAGAAAAACACGTGGTTTGGTAAGGATAATGCGATGACTTATACTGCATTTGATCTACATAAAACATTAACTGAAGTAGAAGGTTATGATCCCTCAAGTGACGAATATTATGCTGAAATAGACAAAAGAATTCGTTTGGAATTTCCGCATAAATTTGCTAATAATAACGATACGGCTGAAAAAGAAACGACCAAGCCAGTACAGACAGTAGCTTCAGCGAAGCGAAGTACAAGATCAGGTCGCAAAACTGTGAGGCTCACACCATCGCAGGTAGCTATCGCTAAAAAATTAGGTGTGCCACTTGAAGAATATGCGAAACAATTAAACATCACGAAGGAGGCTTAAGCATATGGAAAATAATAATGATAAAAAAACCTCTCGTGCGAGTCAAACTAGAGAAAAAACTTCTCACAAAAAAGTTTGGTCTCCACCATCAGCATTAGATGCTCCACCGGCGCCTACAGGTTTTAGGCACAGATGGATAAGAGTTGAATCTTTAGGATTCCAAGACACTAAAAACGTCGCTGGAAGAATAAGATCAGGATACGAATTAGTGAGAGCTGACGAATATCCAGATACTGATTATCCAATCGTAGAGGACGGAAAATATAAAGGGACCATCGGTGTTGGCGGCCTAGTGCTCGCTAGGGTACCGGAAGAGATCGCGCAACAACGACAAGAATACTATGCTAAACAGCATGCAGAAAAAGTTGAAGCAGCAGATAACGATCTTATGAAGGAAGAGCACCCAAGCATGCCTATCAATATTGATAGACAATCGCGTGTTACTTTTGGTGGCTCAAAGAAATCCTAATTTAGGAATTCACAAACCATCGAGATAACATAAACCCGTACTGGAGGCCCTTCGGGGCAGGTACATATAATAGGAGGCCTCTATGGCAAAAACAAACAAAGACGCTGCTTTTGGCTTAAGAGCTATCGGCAAAGTCGGTCAGAATAGAGACAACCAGGGTTTAGGAGAGTACAGTATATCATCTGGTGATACTACTCAAATCTTCTTCCAAGATGCGGTTTCAGCAACAGCGGCTGGTACAATTCACCAAGCTGCAGCTTCTGAAGCTTTCCTTCTTGGATCACTCAATGGTGTCTTTTACACTGATCCAACAACTACAAAGCCTACGTTTGCTAATAACTATCCGGGTTCAATCTCGGCTAGTGATATCAAAGCTTTCGTGGCTGATGATCCGTACGAAAGATTTGAGATTCAATCGAACAAAGCTACTGCGCACGCGCAGACAGATGTGTTCAAGAATTTCAACATCGAAGTAACAGCTGGAGATTCTGCGAATAATGTTTCTAAATCAGAACTTAATCACAGTACATCTACAACTGGTACGGCTCAATTAAAAGTAACAGGTATCTCAACTGATGTAGAGAACAATACACTTGGCGCTGCCAATTTGAACTTTGTTGTCATGATCAACGAGCACCTGTATAACGCTAAAAATAACGGTATATAATAGTTAGAATAGGAGAACAATTATGGCTATATCACGAGGACAACTAGTTAAAGAACTAGAACCAGGCCTGAATGCACTATTCGGACTGGAATACAAACGTTATGAGAATCAGCATGCTGAGATATACGTAACAGAAACTTCAGACAGGGCGTTTGAAGAAGAAGTTATGTTATCTGGTTTTGCAAATGCTGCAGTTAAACCGGAAGGTTCTGGCGTAGTTTTTGACAATGCTCAAGAAACTTACACAGCTAGATACACTATGGAAACTGTTGCGCTTGCGTTCGCGATCACTGAAGAAGCGATCGAGGACAACTTGTATGACAGACTTGCGTCTAGATATACAAAAGCATTAGCTAGATCCATGGCGAATACTAAACAAATCAAAGCAGTAGATCCGCTTATCCAAGGTTTACCAACTACGGATAATTTTGATTCTGGAGACGGTGTTTCTTTATTTAACACTGCTCACCCAACAATCGCGGGTACTGTATCAAACACGTTAGCAACTCAAGCTGACTTGAATGAAACTTCATTAGAGCAATCATTAATCGATATTGCTGCAATGACAGACGAAAGAGGTCTAAAAATTGCTGCAAGAGGTGTTAAAATGATCGTTCCAAGTGAACTTCAATTCACTGCTGAAAGACTTATGAAGTCTCAAGGTAGAACGTCAACTGCTGATAATGACATTAACGCAATCGCGTCAATGGGAATGATTCCACAAGGTTACAGAGTTAACAACTTCTTAACTGACACGGATGCGTTCTACATTATCACTGATGTGCCTAACGGTATGAAGTATTTCGAAAGAACTCCAATCAGAACAGCGATGGAAGGTGATTTCGATACTGGAAACGTAAGATACAAAGCTAGAGAAAGATACAGATTTGGTGTATCTGACTACAGAGGTATCTTTGGCGTTGAAGGCGCTTAATACTTAAAAAATTTGAGGCGGGCCACAATCCCGCCTCATTTCAAAGATAGAAAGAATAATGACTAAAATTCTAGTAAATATCTGGGCTTATGAACATCACGCTAAATTTATTGTTGAGTGTGAAGATAACTCAGCCTCACTAGAAAAAGCTATACTTGACAAGTTGGGAGAAAAAAGTATAGTTTGGGAAAATCTTGGAAACTCTTATAGTGACAAGATTAACAGAATAACCTATGAGGAGGTTATCGATGGAACAGATGATGCAACACTTGAACGACCTATACTTGAAAAAGAAGGGTCTGGATCTACAGTGGGAGCAAGAGCATCTTAAAGAGGGTAGATATACTCTCAATATGGTTAAGATAGACCGACAAGTTAGAGAAATCTTAAACCATATAAAATTAGCAGAAGCTAAAAAAGAGCATCTAGCTAATAAAGTTGAGGATGCAGCTCCGCAAGTTTCCGTAGCTACTTAATAAAAAGCTACATCGTTGGAAAAATTCCACTCCACACTACAGGCTCTCTTGCACTCTACTAAAAACTAGTATATAAAATAATCACTATACAATTATTTAAAGAACATAGACGCGTATAGTCGACGGCCTAGAGACTATGTTCGGAAACTAGGAGGATATAATTATGGCATCAACTACGTTTAACGGACCAGTAAGGTCTGAAAAAGGTTTCCAAGTTGCAACTAAAAATGCAACTACGGGAGCAGTAACAACTAGAATGAGTTCAGCTATGCCTGACTTAACTGGTTTAGCAAAAGCTGATGTAGCAACAGGAGCTAGTTTAACATTAGCTGCTGACACTATGTCAATCGTAAACTACACAGGTGCAGCTGCAGCAGGTTGCACATTACCAGCAGCTACGCAGGGAACAGTTGTTGTTTACGTTCAAGCAAAAGATACAGCAGGTGGAGTTAATACTTTAGTATTCGATGCAGCTGGAACTGATGTTTGGGCTACTGGTTCTGTAATAG